AGAGAAAAATCCACCCACCGATTTTCTCAGGTGTGCCTTGCCGGAACCGAACCTTGTCACACGAATACCACCCACTTTCAGTGGTATAGCGCGTGTTCTCGCGGTTTACACCGGACTTAAAGGTGAGTTTTTTAAGTGGCATGGCTTAGGGCTTTACAGGCCAGACAACATCAAACGGGAACCCCGGTTGGGCAGGAACATCACGCAGTGCTTGGCGATAGTCAGCCCATGCTGCGGCGTTCACTGGGGCATCAGGAAGCAGCGTCCAGTCTGATTGCGCTAAAAGCGCGTCACGTTGCTTGCGTACAGCCGTGGCCTTTGCGTCGCGGATCTTCTGCTGCTCGTCGGCGGGAAGCTCCCTTACACCCCACACTTGCCTCCATGCGCTTAGGACCTGCGCAGGGGGCATCTCAACGACCTTCTGCGTGTTCCGGTCGTAATCCGGCAGAGGGGTTGTCTCGACCGCAGCATAGCCTTCCGGCACGAAGTTCGGAGAGTCCGGATAGCTGGTGTTGGGGTTCTCAGCACGAACCGTGTAGATCGAAACCGGATACTGAAGTGTTTGAAGGTTGATTAGGTTCATGAGAAGTCCTTAGGAGGCAAAGACATAAGCGGCTCCAGCTTGCGATGTTTCTCCGTCAGCCCCAATAACAACCACAGACGCACCAGCCGACATAGTGACTGAAGTGCCAAACAAATCATTGGATGCTAAGTCGCTGGCAAGAATTTTTTGTTTCTGAGTCCATGTCGCGCTGGATCGCGTAAACACATATGCCGCGCCGTTGTTTGAGTACGGCGACGTATCTTCACCATATGCCCCAACAACGGCTATGTTGCCGTCAGCCGATACTGAAACTGCGCGACCAAAGTTGTCATCCGTACTAGGATCGCTTGCAAGTAGCTTTTGTTGTTGCGTCCAAGTTGATCCAGATCGACTAAAAACATACGCCGCACCATTATTGCCGCTCGGTGACGTATCCTCAAAATCCGCCCCAACAATTGCCGTATCGCCATTAGATGAAAGAGCAACGGACGTTCCAAAATTATCTGAAGACGCTAAGTCACTAGCGGTGAGTTTTTGTTGTTCCGTCCATGTTGATCCCGACCTTGTAAAAACGTATGCCGCACCGTTTTGCACAGATGGCGAAGTATCCTCGCCAGTTGCACCTATAATTGCAAGATTGCCGTTTGATGATAGTGCAACCGACGTTCCAAAAAAATCATCAGAGGCGGCGTCGCTTGCTGTTAGCTTTTGCTGCTCCGACCATGCAACGCCTGATCTTGTAAAGACATACGCTGCGCCATTGTCCGTGTTTGGTGATGTATCTTCTCGGCGCGCTCCAATAATTGCCGTATTTCCGTCGGCAGACAGTGCAACAGCGCACCCAAACAACGCGTTTGACTCAGAATCGCTTGCTAACAATTTAGCTTGTTGTGACCATACAGACCCAGACCGTGTAAACACATATGCGGCACCGTTATCAGTATTTGGAGAAGTGTCTTCTGCTCTTGCACCAACAATCGCGGTGTTGCCATCAGATGAAATGGCGACCGCAATACCAAACAACGCTCCGTCTTCAGGATCGCTGGCTGTTAGCTTTTGTTGTTGTGTCCATGTTGCGCCAGCCCGAGTAAAAACATAGGCTGCACCATTTTGAAAATACGGCGACGTATCTTCGCCATACGCCCCAACAATTAAGACACTACCATCTGACGACAACGAGACAGCCGCCCCAAAAAAATCCGCTGTTGCCGCATCACTTGCAACAAGTTTTTGTTGTTCTGTATAGGTGCCAGACGCACTACCGTTGCATCCAACTAACATCTTAAGCATCACGCATTCCCCACGCGAGCGCCGTATAAAACCGTGCTGACCTTCCACAGCACGATGGCCGTATACCCAGTGGTGTTAAGGGTCGGGGCGTTTCCTAGATTCGTTTTCCAAGTCACGCTCGGCCAAGTAATCGTATAGGCGGACCCGTCGTCAATCATCAACAGCAATGCTTCGCCAGACGCAAGCGAGTCGGTCGGCGTAGAGCTTCCGGTCAAAGTCCAAGTCTGGATTCCGCCGTTTGATGGATCAAGCGCAGGCGTTGTGCCTGATAAGGCGTAGACCGTTTCTTTTGTGGCCCCGCCAATGGTCAATTCGCCAACAGTCGTGGTACCCGTCATGGTCGGGCTAGCCGCCAACACGATTCCGCCCGACCCGGTCACATTTTGACCAAGCGCCGTGGCGACACCAGTCCCTAGGCCGCTTAACTTGGCAGCGTCCGTTGTGGAAATCAACACGAAATCTGATCCGCCCCAGGCAACAAGAGCGGCTTGCGAGGCCGAAATCGTCACGCCCGTAGTAGCCGAGCCTTTAACCACCACCGGGCTATCTGACCCATTGCGAACGATGTACCACTTGCTGATGCTAGGTGCAACGATGTTCCTTGAGGTGCCTGGACTGCCCGTGACCAATAGAATGGCCATACGAGACTGATCAGCCGCACCGTTGTTGTCAGTCAGAGTGACGTTGCCGCTACCAACGTTAACGGTGGCCGCATTGGCCACGGCGTCTTCCAACAACGAGGTGATCTGGTCATTGACAATGTCGCCCCATGCGCCGGATTCGGTTCCGGTAACAGGCTTTGCCAGGCCGAGAAGGGTGGTGTAATTGATCGTCATGTGTACCCCTACGTTACAAGCTCTGCCCAGGTTGATGTCTGGGTATCGTTAACCGGAGTCCATGCCGACCCCTGGCTATCATTGATGTTTGCCCAGTTGGGCGTTTGATTGTCTGGGATCAGACCCCACACTAGGGCTGCTCCAACCTGTCCAATCCCGGCTACGCCAACCGGGAACACAGTGCAGCCACCAGTAACAACAACAGATCCAACTTGGCCAGTAGCTGAGACGCCTGTTACAACAACCGGCGTAATCAACTCTATGGTAACCGAGCCAACCAATCCTGTCGCGCTCACGCCCGTGACAGAGACGTTTGCACTACCCGTGATTGTGACCGAACCGACTTGGCCGGTAGCCTGAACGCCCGTGACCGCAACGGGTGTAACTAGGCCAACCGTAACCGACCCCACCGCGCCGGTAGCCGATACTCCGGTCACGTTAACCGAAGCATTCCCGGCCACATCCACTTGGCCTACTTGGCCAGATCCGGACACTCCGGTCAGGCTGGTGTTGGCATCCCCGGTGACGGTCGCCGTTCCAACCAGTCCATACCCGAACGCCAGATACGCCGCATATGCCGCAGGGTTCTGCGTCATATAGGCGTTCATCACCGTTTCGATGTACACGTCCTCTGCGGGAACGCCGGTGCTGCCTCGGAGATACCATCGCTGGTATGCCTGGACATCCGCAGAAGTAACAGTGCCGCTGTTGTTAATGTCCCCGAGCGGACGGCCGCCAATCGTTGTGTCTTTGAACAGCGTCTTTCCGGGGTTAATGTTCAGCGCGGCCTGGAGAAGCGCGGTTGCAATGGACTCCACCCGAAACGAAAAGACATAGGCCGTAGTGTCTTGAACGACCAGCACATCGCCAACTTGGCCAGTAGCCGCGATTCCCGTCACATTGACATTGGCGCTGCCGGCAACCGCAACATCGCCCACCAGCCCCGTAGCCGAGACGCCCGTGACGTTGACCGATACGCTTGAACCAGTATCGACCGTTACAGAGCCGACTTGGCCGGTGGCGGCCACACCCGTGACACTGGTGTTAGCGCCTCCGGTGACGGTTACGCTTCCAACCTGCCCGGTTGCCGATACGCCGGTCAGATTGACCGATACATTGACTTCAACTGCAACCGTAACGCTTCCAACTTGGCCAGTTGCAGTAACGCCCGTGACATCAACGGAGACGTTGGTTCCACCGGGCGCGGCAAAGACCCAACCAAGACTACCGTTGTTGGTGGAATTAGCGCCAGCGTACCAAGTCATAGCGGATATGCCCTCACGCCCGTGATGGTGAGGTAGTCTACCGATATATCACCCGCTCCGGTATGCACGAGCGTCCCCGGAGAACTGGCTGAAGTCCCCTGAACCGTCAGCACCCGGCCTGCCTCGCCTGCCGCTGTCCACTGAGATACGCGCTGGGTGGTCGTGCCGAGAGTAATGTTTGTAGCGCCGGTCGCCTTGTAGGTGTTGGTGATGTCCTTAAAGGTGTTGTTGCCGGAGATCGTCAGCGCACCTGCTCCGCCTTGGTTGAGGGTGATGTCGGTGTAGGCAATGCCGCCGCCAGCGAAGGTTTTAGCGGAGCCTGAGGTTAGGCTGATTGTGCCTGTGCCAGTGACGGTGAGATTGGTTGAGGTTCCGGCGTTCCACGCAGTTCCAGAACCTGAGAGCGTCCACGTTCCAGAACCCATACTCAGTTGCCTTGTGGTGGTGGTTGCTGCTGCATTTACCTGAGAAGTTGCACCCGTCAAAGACACGTTATAGCCGTTGGCATCAAAGGTTCCACTCCTGACAAGCAAAGTAGATGTCGCGTCTCTGTTAGTAGAAAACGCATCTTGCAAAGTAACAGAGCCTCCGGGCGTGTCAATTTGAAAAGGCTGTGTAAAAGTCCGCCCCGCACTCGTAATCGTCTGGCTACCTCTACCAATAAATGTAATTGTGCCGCTGCCAGCCAACGTTGTGCCAGTGCCGTTTATCCAGTTGCCGTGTATAAAAGGATCAAAACCACAACTCAGCGTCATCGTGTTAGTGGTACGCGCCGACATATCAATCGTGCCGATGTTGTAGGACTGATTGATAGTGGTCGTAGCACCTGTACCGGGGCTGGTCGATTCAAAGATGCAGGTGTCTTGGGCCAGAGGGAAGTTGTCTACAGACGGAGAACCACCGCTCGATGTGGCCCAAGCCGTTGCAGACCAGTTGTTGTTTCCGGCGAGGTTCCAATACTTGTTCGCTGCCGCCGTAAACGTAATCCCGCTGTTCCCCTTGCAGTCCCCGATCCGCGTACCCGAAGCAGGAGCCGCAGCACCGGCAATGGTGATGTCGCGGAAGTCTACGTCGGTCATGCTGACGGCGGCGCAGGTCAGGGTGCGGGCCGTGCCGAGGGTATTGGAACGGACAAAGTGCCGCATCGTGGCGTTAGTGCCAGCAGAAAGCGTCAGAGTACCGGTGATGGTTTGGTTGGCCGATATGGAGATAATCTTAAGAGCAGCGGCTGTAATGCCAGTGACAGATAGATTATTGAAGCTGTTCGCGCCGTTGATAGTTACGGTGCCTGCGGATGTGCTGGTAAAAGAAACGTTATAGAAAGTTTGATTGTTGCCAGAAAATGTTGGGCTAGTTTGTGAGCACGTTATCTGGGATGTCCCAGCAACAACGGTCAGGTTTGCGCGATCTGTTTCTGTTGCGCCAAAATTTAACGCTGTTGTTCCAGTAGTTGTTAGCGTTCCAGATCCAAAATCTATCGTCCTAGAATTCCCATTCTCACTACGAGTTCCGTTATTTGTTAGGCTATAGCTGCTAAGGAAAAGACTGCCATTGGTGACCGTCAGAACACCTCCACCTATAGATAACGCGCTTCCAAGCGTCCACTCGCAGCCGACGCCATTTACTATAAGATTTCCAGATGCAATTATGTTTCCGTTAGTTGTAATAGTCTTGCCTGTTGTTGATCCAGTCAATGTGATCTGACCATTGTAGGTCACGGTAAGACCTGTTGCAGGCAGCGTGATGTCGTCATGAATAAACAGTTGCTGATTACCTGCCAGCGTCACGTTCCCTGATGCCGGGCCAGAGATGGTCAGGGACTTGCAGCGGTTCCCGCCTGTGACCGCATCAACCGTAGCCGTATACGCAGTTGCGTTGGATGCCGAGTCGAACACGACATCATCATGGCTGCGAGGAACAGATGCGCCTGACCCGCCGCCGGATGAGGTAGACCACTTGGTTGTTGAGGACCAGTTGCCCGTTCCACCGACCCAGTAGCGCGTCGAATCAGCAGGCTTGGCTGTACGATAGACCGGCGCACCGGCAGTCCCTGTGCTATTAGCTCCAGCGTAGAACTCACCGGGGGAGGAGGCTGAAAAGCCGATGCTGCCCATCGCAAGGTAGTCGATGCCAGAGGTGCAAGCTCCGGCTAGGAGATGAGCAGTCCCTGTGCCGGTCAGGGTGACAACATTGCCCAATGTTCCGGTGACAGTCCACGCGCCGAAGGTCTGAGTGGTTGCAGCAAGCGCGATGGTGTGCGCGACGGTTTTAGTGCTGGCAAGCTCGGTAAATTGGTTGTTATCGACAATATTCAGGGTAGAAGTGCCCGTCGCACCGCCAATGGTGAGTTTGTTGTATGAAAGACTGCCGCCAGCAAATGTGCGGGCAGATGTGCTTGTGTCAGACAGAACAATGTTTGCGGTGCCTTTGTAGAAACTAAGGTTATCAATAGTGGTCATAT